GTCCGACCAACGTGGCGACAATTGGCCGCAAAAACTGGACGGTTATCTAGTTCCGATCCCAGCGTCATGAATGTGGCTGATGCAGAAACAGGATTACGGAAATCGAGAGTACGAATGCGTCCACGCGAAGCATTTGGCCCACGACCTGGACATCTATTATATTTTCCAGATTTTAAACAAATGGAAGTATGGGTATTTGCATCATTAGCAAAAGAAAAAGCTATGATGAAAGCTCTATTATCTGGAAAAGATTATCATGGAGAAATATCAAAAAGTATATTTGGCAAACGTCCTGATTATAAAGAAAACTTTGAGTATTATCGTAAATGTGCGAAGTTGTTGATGTTCTGTAAATTGTATGGAGGAGGGGTTAAACGTATTGCAAAATTACTGTTTCGGGATAAACGATTCTTAACAGAAGAGGATAAGAGACGATCACCAGAATCTTTAGCACAAGAATTTCTCGATGATTACGAAAGCGAATTACCTGGAGTGCGGACATTTTCTGAAGAAATGACACGGAAAGCTGACCGCGATGGATTTATCCGTAACCCTTATGGCCGTCTATATCATTTTGATAGAGGATATGGATATAAATCTGTGAATTATTTAATTCAAGGCACATCAGCTGAAATCATGAAAAATGCCATGATCATAGTTGATGAAGAAATATGTCAACGTGATTGGCCTGGAATCCATATGATTCTCAGCGTTCACGATGAGATCGTATTAGAAGTTCCCTATGAGTATCATTCCATAGAATTAATGAAGCAAATTGTAAATTGTATGCAACGGGACAGCGATATTATAGAAATGCCTATTCCATTTCCTATTGATGTAGCTATATCCACGACCAGCTGGAGTGAGGAAACCAAAATAGACCCCTCATTATTGGAGTAACTATATGCGAATGGATCGTCTGACATTGTGTAATGAGATCTGTAAAATTATCAGAATATCTCGAATAGATTCTTCTAAAAATTTTTTAACAAAACGAGAATTATTATGTGTGCATAGCCATTTAAGTACTGTGGAATCGCATAACAACAACGACCAGACTGAATAATTAATATTTAAAGAAAGAAGGTGACATGAAAAAGCTGAGGGTGTTTGAAACCCATGGTGTCATCTTCGCCGGAACCAGAGGTGAAGAACATTATGGTTTATGCCCTTTTACTGGAAAGGAGGATAAATTTTATGTAAATGAAACTTCGATGCTGTGGGATTCCAAAACAGCTGGTGTGGGAGGAGATATCGCTAAATTTTTGTTTTTGATAGCTAAACAAAATGCCGAACAATTGACATCATCTATAAAACGAAGGTTGTCATCGCATAGAAATTTACCCGTTGAAGCATTTAAATTTTGGCATACTGGATGGGATGGACAACGGTATACCTGGCCTGTTCGAAACGCTAAAGGTATAGTACAAGACATCAGACATTACCAATTGGGTAAGTCAATGATGTCTACGGCCGGATGTTCGACTTGTTTGATGGGATCTGAATGGTTGGTGAAAAAACCAAAAGATCCAGTGTATCTGTGCGAGGGAGAGTGGGATGCCATTGCATTGCAATGGTTGTTATCTGCGTTACATCGCCCAGGCGTAGTGTTGTGCGTACCGGGAGTCGGCACATTTAAACAAGAGTGGGTGCCGTGGTTCAACGGGCGCACTGTTCATGTTTTATACGATGCAGATGAAGCGGGGGAAAATGGAGATTTACTCATCCAAAAAAGACTGTCAGAAGTTACCAAAAAAATCACCTACACGCACTGGCCTGATTCAGTGGATCGTGGGTTCGATACTAGAGATTGGATTATCTATGGTGCTGTGGACCGCAATACTCCTGGAGAGTGCTTTACTGCTCTTACCAAATTATTCGAAACGAAACCGAGAAAAAGAATTCCTCCTGTTGAAGGCGATCATCAATATACCGAAAACGACGAAGAAAAAGCCTCTGAATGGGATAAACCTCCTTCGTTAAATCAATTGCGTGAAGTATTTATGAAATGGTTGTTTCTAACAGATACAGATACTATTGAAACAATCATGGCTGTTCATTTATCACAAATCATAGACGGCCCTCCTATTTGGATGTTTTTGGTAGCCCCGCCTGGTGGAGCAAAAACTGAGATTATCAGTTCATTGTCATTGTGTCATCAAACTTATATGACGAGCAGTTTAACGCCCCATGCTTTAATATCAGGAGCTAATTTTAAGAATCTACCCGATCCATCATTGATACCTCGTTTGGATGGTCGAGTAATGGTTGTTAAAGATTTTACTTCTATATTGTCAATGCGTGATGCTGATAAAGATGAAATCTTTGGTATTTTACGAGATGCATATGATGGAAAATGCGGGAAAATATTTGGGACAGGGATAGAACGAAATTATAAAAGTCGATTTACTATTTTGGCTGCGGTCACTCCTCGTATTTACGATTTATCCAGTCAACATCAAAGTTTAGGGGAACGATTTTTAAAATATTCTTCTGGACATAATCTTAAACACATCAGTGAACGAGATATTATTCGACGAGCTATTGATAACATTAATCGTGAAACAGAAATGAAATGGCAGTTAGCTGATGTAGTTCGCTCATTCATGGATGCCCGTTTAACCTGGGCACAAAAATTAAATTTACGAACAACTCCCTCTATCAGCAAAGAATTTAAAGAACGATTAATTTATCTTGGAATGTTTGGCGCTCGATTACGGGGTACAGTTTCTCGTGATACTTATCATCACGACATTATGACCAGCCGACCAAGTGCAGAAGTAGGATCTCGTTTGGGGATTCAATTAGCTAAATTTGTAAAATCTTTAGCTATAATGTGAAAAAGAATATCGTATTGTGAAAAAAGTAGTGTTGGATACTATCCCGCAACGTGTTGAAGATATAGTACGGACATTGATTATCGGTTGCCCCTCACCAGACGATCCACTCACCACGCAAGAGCTGGCTAGGTTCACCAGATATCCACTGGCGACTGTCTCTCGATTGTTGCAAGATTTACATGTTTTGGATATCGTCCAACGATCAGGATCATCCTACAGACATTATTGGTTTATCTCTCCCTATGTTCGAGAGTGTATAGACAAATCCGGTCTTTATAAGACTAACGAGGAATTAAAGAGACCGAGCCGAATGTTTGTCAAAATACGTAAAAACAATGCCCGCTAAGCGTCCTTCTAAGGGCCATGGGTCCATCAACCCGCACCCGACCCCCCGAAACGTCCACAAAATCGCTTAGAACGGGGTCTAAGGGCGTCTTAGCGGTCGATTATATGAATCCCGTACCGGGGTAATCGGAAATAACGATCACCCAGACCAATCTCGATGTGCGCGAAACCAATCATCAGACACATATTCGCGGTTCATATAGCGGTCAGCCTTGGATAGCTTTATCCACCATCGACACTTCAATATATACCACCACAGACCAGATGCATGGATCTGCTCACAACACATTTTCCAGAGTGTTTTAGATTTATGCTCTTCGCGTATCATGAAGACGTGTACCTGCTGGAATTTGATTCCAAGTTACGAGGCGTCCATGAAGTCTGGGTCGTATGTCCCAATGCACTCCCCATGCATACATTCCAATACCACCGATACGCGAATCTGATTGAGCAAATGATTTAGCTTGATCTCGAAAATCAGCCAAAAACATCGCAGCAGGAGGATAACAATCCAGTGCGCGTCCTTGAAGATGTTGACTTCCTCTGGCTCCCCCGCATCGTCGATTCCAACGTGGAGTACGATACGCTGACCCGATTACGATGGGATGATTACCCATTGCGATCCGAAAATCTTCAAACACCGCGCCGAGTAGTTGTGCGCGATCCTGCCATTCAACGGGATAGGGTGTCCCATCACGACACGCCAGTTCCGCCCAAGACAAATGGACGCTAGGTCGTGGCAGCACGGCTCTGGATATCCTCTACAACAGCAGCGAGTGCTGCATGTGCATTTCGTGCAGCCACTTCTGCATCAATGACCGCTTCAACAGCCCGTGCAACTTTAGCATCAGACACCAAATCTTTAGCTGTCGCTTCTTCTGCAACCACCAACAGATTCATCACCAAATCCAAGGCGCGTTGACGCTTCGCATCTCCATGGTGGTTATGCACAAAATTCTCCACAATCACCACCGCAGAACTCGCCGCCTTGATGATCGCTCCAACCGGACCCCCGATTAATGGTACTACAATAGGTGCAATACTTGTTAACAGTCCCGCTACGGCCCCCCAACTGAATCCCATGTCATTCACTCCTTTAGTTTACAACTGGACGACGACGTTGGTATTCACTCCACCCACCGACGACCAGCCAAGTAATTAAATCATGTCCACCTTCATCTGACCAGATCCAATCATAGTTATTACTGGTCAGATATGTGGCGACAAAAATAAACGCACCAATCGCACCCAAGCGCACCACCATCCCCAGCATCCCCCAGATCGGATGCCCAGGTTGCGCCAAAATCTGCGCGGTTGTTTTTCGCTTCATCCCATCATCGCCTTTCCAGAAAGGATCAATCAATTACCCCTGACCTCCCGTGGTGTCTTCGTACTGACGGTAACGAGCCATGCGGATGTCCCATGTGGCCTGATGCCGCGCCGTCTCGAAATAGCGGAACGATCCGTCGCCCATGTAGTGCCGAACACGCCCAGCAATGCCTGGACGCTCCGCAACGCTCCACGGATATTCAAACGCCCAGAATGCCGCGCCCTCGTCAGGGTCAGGATACGCTAATGTCGCCTCATCAAGGCGGGGCTGATACAGCAACCCAAACGTCAATCCCCGATCCCGCCCCTCGCTCCACAGTGTGTGGTCGTCGGTGTCATTCGGTCCTGCGGGTGCCCACCACCCTGGACGAAAATGCAGATCCAGCGGGGTCATGGGAGCCAGATCCCGGAGCACCGCGAGGAAGTCCAACAGCTTCCACGTATCGCCCGACCACCCCCACTCGGTCCCATCCTCGACCGCATAGCCCCCGCCCCGCGTGGGGTCTGGGAATTCCCACCCCGTACACAGAAAATCTGCCTCGGTGTGGGGGATGATGTACTCCGCCCACGCCACCGACTCACCGTAGCTCATGGGACTGTCGCCACGGTCGGTGATGAGCATATGGAGCCACCGCATTCCCGAGGCGTGGAGTTCATCCTGTAACTCCAGCGCCAGGTCCAGGGAGCCTTCCTTGGTGGCGGGGAGGCCTGCACCCCCCGGCATGACGC